GAAATTGTCAAAAGTCAAAACCGACCCGTGCATTTGGTCGAAGTGATTTTTGACGATGAAAACGTTTATATGACCGATGCTTATAAATCAATCACTTATGGCGGCAATTCATATTTAGCACTTGGCAGTTTTATGGGGTTTAGTGACATAGAAGAAGCGGCCGAGGTTATGGTAAGTTCAGTAACTTTATCGCTAGGCGGTATTGATCAGGCGTGGGTAAGTCGAGTTTTAAATAAAGCTTATATTGATCGCACGGTTAAAATTTACACTGCATTTTTAAACGATGCACACGCGTTAATTGTTGACCCAATAATTATTTTTGAGGGTCGCATGGATCAACCAACAATAGTTGAAGACCCAGACAGCGGCAAATCTTCGGTGTCAATAAGTGCCACCAATGCATGGGTTGATTTTAGTCGCAAGACCGGCCGCCATACCAATCATGAGGAAACACAAATACATTTTCCAGGCGATCGGGGTTTTGAGTTCGCTAGTGAAATTATTAAAGACGTTATTTGGGGAAAGCCATCATGACCCCAGAAACAGAAATTAAATTGCATGATTATGTGCAAGCTGAGATTGGCAAGGCGTTTGAGTTTGGCCAACATGATTGCCCATTATTTGTACTAGGGGCGATGGATGTTATGACCGGTGACAACCGCCGCGAGCAAATGACCGGCCTATGGCATGACCAAAAATCAGCTTGGAAGTATGCAAAAAAACATGGCGATATTTGCGATCATTTAAAAAAATACAGTTTCACAAGTGTTGATTATGCATACATGCAAACAGGTGACATTGTTGTCATGGAACAAAAATTGGCACATGAGAAAAAATGGCGATCGGTGGCTGTTTGTGTTGGCGCAAAGGTGGCGATTGTTACCGAGCAAAACGGCGTTGAATTAGTAGCAATCAAAGATATTCCAAATTTAACCGAGGTTATGCGGTGGCAGTAGTAATTGGATCAATCGCCGGCAGCCTTGCATCAAGCGCTTTTGCCGGATCAGCGTTTGTGGGTAGCTTTATCACTAATGCCTTGGTTAGATCAGCGGTTGGCGCGGTTGTTGGTGGTATTGTATCTGGCTTGGTGTCCGATGCACTTGGTGGCGGGCAAGATCAAGATTTGGCCGGTGCTAATAGTGGCCTGCTTGTCAACAAATCATCTAATAATGCACCCTTGCCGTTGGTATATGGGCAACGTAAAATTGGCGGCACTAGAATATTGCTCGAAGTGACTGGCTCTAAAAACGAATATTTACACATAGTAATTGCCATGAGTGAGGGCGAGATTGATTCATTTAATAATATATATTTAAATGATGTTTTATCTACCGATGCACGTTTTGATGGTTTTCTTGATGTTTACACGCACACCGGATCAACCACACAGGCGGCCGATACTAATTTAAAGGCAGCGGTAACGGATTGGGGTGATGATCATCAACTCAAAGGCACGGCATATTTATATGCAAAACTTAAATTTGATCAAGATGCTTACGCATCCGGATTGCCAACAATTACAGCAGAAGTAAAAGGTGTCAAGGTTTTTGACTCGAGAACATCAACCACCGCCTGGAGTGATAACCCGGCATTGTGCATTAGAGATTATTTAACAAACGGCCGTTATGGTCGCGGGATTGAGTCATCTCTAATAGACAATGCAACCTTTAACTCAACTGCCAATTATTGTGACGAGATGATCACTATTGGCGGGGTATCAAAAAAACGCTATACGTTAAATGGCGTGGTTAATACTTCGCAAAACTCAATGGATGTTTTAAAATCATTATTGACCGCTTGCCGGGGGTTTTTGGTTTTTTCAGGTGGCAAATATAAACTTATAATTGACAAGCCAGAAACCGCTGTATTTACTTTCAGCGAAGACAATATTATTGGCGCATGGTCAATTTCTTTAGGCAATAAAAATAGCCAATTTAATCGTATTCGCGCAAACTTTTTTAATCCTGATCGCCAGTGGCAACCAGATATTGCCGTAGTCGATTCGACCACATTGCGCACTCAAGATAATGGCTTGCTTTTAGAAAAAAACATTGAGTTGCCATTCACCTCGGACATTGACCGGGCGAAAATGATCACCACGATAAATTTAAATCAATCACGCCAAATGATCGGTTGCGAATTTACCGCCACCATCGAGGGTTTATTAGTTGAAGTTGGTGATGTTGTATATGTTAAACATACCACCCCAGGTTGGCACACGTTCAACTCAAATGCGGGCAAGTTATTCAGGGTAATGCGTATTACGCTGCAAAATAATGATGAGGTGCGCATAATGGCGATTGAGTACGATGCAAACGCTTATGATTATGGTACTATTCAAGTATCAGACGGTGCGCCAAATACCAATTTGCCGGATGTTTCAGCAGTTTCAGCGCCCGTTGGTTTGTCTGTTTCAGAAGAACTCTATACGACAATGGGCAAGGGTGCGCAAGCACGCGCGTTATTATCATGGGGCGCACCGGCCGATGCATTTGTGCAGTCTTACGATGTTGAATATAAAAACGGCTCGGGCGCTTGGCAGTATGTGATTAATACTAAAGTTCTAAATGCCAATATTAACGATCTGGCCGCCGGTGATTATTATTTCAGAGTGAGATCATACCACAGCAAAAATTATATTCGCCGGCCTAACAACTCCACCAACGGCAATTACTAATTTTAGTGTTCGTGCGATTGATGGTTCTTGCCATCTCCAGTGGGATCGTGTCATAGATCTTGATGTGCTTCACGGTGGTTATATTAGAATCAGGCACACACCGATGACTTCTGGCGTTACTTGGGCGCACGGTACTGCTATTGGTGAGGCGTTAGCGGGAACAGCAACCAACGTTGTTTTGCCATTATTGGCCGGCACATACATGGCCAAGTCAGTTGATAGCGCCGGCAACTTTTCCACAAATGATGTTCAAGCCATAACAACTGTGCCAAATATTATGTCATTCAATGTTGTTGCAGAACTGAATGAACAAACTGCATTTAATGGAACGATGGTTGATGTTGTTAAGTCAGGCAGCGTTATCAGACTTGATGCTACTGGTGGTGGTGTTGAATCAAGTGGTGAGTATTACTTTGACAATGATTTAGATCTTGGCGCTGTATACACAAGCCGAGTAACAGCTAATATGGTGGCTTCGGGTTATGTTGTATCAGATTTGATTGATTCAAGAGCAGATAATATTGATAATTGGGAAAACTTCGATGGTGAGCCGTCTGATAACGTAACGGCGCAGCTTCAAATTAGAACAACGCAAGACAACCCTGCATCCTCTCCAACATGGGATTCGTGGCAGCCTTTAGTGGTTGGTGATTATCATGCAAGGGCTTATGAATTTCGTGTCATATTTAATTCAACAGATTCTTCACGAAACATTGACATCTCAACGCTTGAGGTAACAGTTGATATGCCTGATCGTAATGAACGCGGGCAAAGTGTGACTGTACCAAGTGGCGGTTTAGTTGTTAGTTATTCCAATGCTTTTAAAGATTCACCGGCCGTTGGCATTACCGCCCAAAACATGATAACGGGTGACTATTGGGCATTGACCGCACAATCATCAACATCATTCACAATTCAATTTTTTAATAACACCGGAACGGCAATTGCTAGAAACATCAATTGGATTGCAACCGGCTATGGGAGGGCGGCATAATGAGCCAACAAGATTACACAATTGATAATGCAACGGGTGGTGCTGTTCGAGCAGATTTAAACGCCACACTTCAAGCGATTGTTTCAGCTAATAGTGGCGCGACTGAGCCATCAACAACATTTGCCTATCAAATATGGGCGGACACCACAGCTAATAAGTTAAAGATTAGAAACGGTGCAAATAATGCTTGGTATGAGGTTGGTACTTTAGACACAGCAAATCTTGGCTTAATGTTAGCTTCATTTTTTCCAAATGTTAATGGCAATGTCACTGCAACAGATGAAGAGTTAAACATACTAGATGGCTTCACGGGTGTTACTGCTGATTTAACCTATGCAAAGGATTTACGCGCAACTGGTGTTACTTCCTCGGAATTTGATACATTAGATGGCGTTACCTCTTCAATTCAAACGCAGTTAAATGGCATAACTACACACGCAGCATTGCGTTCAAGTTCCACTGTATTTGGTCACGCTAAAATTTGGGTGTCAGGAACTACATTAAACATAACTACTAGCTAATGGATATTAACATCAACAATTCTGCCACAAACATTACACAGGTTACTGTTGATGGAAATACTGATATTCAAAAAGTTAATGTTAATGGCACGGATGTATGGTTTAAAGCACCAACAGCATTGGAAGTAGTACAAGCTTTAGCAGCAGACCCGGCAGGGAGTTCCACTTCTAAGAGCTTCACAGCCGATAAGAAGTTCTTGCGTTATCATGGCCAACAGCAAGACAATACATCAACATTATCATTGTCAGATAATGTTAGTATCAGTGGTTTAACTGCACCTATTACAACCTCTCCTTATATTACTTTGGTGGGTATTACTAATGGCACAGACTCCAACGGTGGCGCTTTACTGAGTCAATACTACACGCCATCTGGCGGAAGTGAAACAGGTGCTACTGAAAACTCTGCTGTTACATATAGTGGGACTGCTAAATGGATGACAGTAAGAACGTCTTATGTTAATAAGTCCATGTCAGATATTACGAATTATAAGATTAAATATACAGGTGCCTCTAATGATAGACCCATACTTAGGACTCAGTTAATCTTACCCAACAAATGGAATGTCAGCAAAGTTTCAAGTGGTGGCGCGGGTTCTATAACACTAGCTGCAGGTGAGATATTAATTGTACATATTGGCAGTGATGGCGGTGGTGCTTGTGACTCTTATATTTCTGAGCATTATGTGGGAAATGTTGTATCACGCGGAAGCAATTCGATTATCTTACAAAATCAGGCTTGGTGGTATTTTACCAACAGTATTGGCATTTACACTAACACTACAACTAGCGGCAAAGTTATCAGTTGGACACAGCCGCCGAGTAAAAACTGTTTTGATTGGGACACAATCGCGAATGTAAGAGTTATGAAACTAACTCAGCAAGGTATTTAATAAAAGACGTATAAGGATAAAAAAATGAAGTCTGGAATTCACAATATAAAAATTGAAAGCGGATCACAGTTTGATATGGTTTTAACAATTACCAATGACGATGGCACAAACTATTCATTAACAGGCTATACGCCTGATATGCAAATTCGTGATAAAAACAACACCATCTTAATTGACTGCGCGGCATATATTAGCGTGCAAAATGGCAATGAATTGAAAGTGTCAATACCTGCATCAGCCTCTTCATTAATAGCAGATGAAGCGGCGTTTTATCAAATCGAAATTGTAGACGGTTCAATCGAGTATTCATTAATGCGCGGCAATGCAACCTTTGTCAAGGCGGTGATTTTATGAATATATCAATAGCTAAAACAGCCAATGCTATATCTATCAACGATACCGCCGTTAATGTTACGGTGGCCGCCATCAGTAAAAACATAACAATTTCAGGTGTTGGAATTGCCGGCGTTGGCGTTCCCACTGGCGGGTCAACAGATATGATTTTAACAAAAGCAAGTGGTACAAATTACGACACACAATGGGTTGATACGATTGACAGTATCAATATGAATGGCGGATATTTCTAAACGGAGAATAAAAAATGGCTAATACAATTAAAATTAAAAGAAGTACAAGCACGGCTACACCTACATCATTAGCAGAGGGTGAATTAGCTTTTTCAGAAAGTAGCAACAACTTATTTATTGGCACGAGTGGCAGCAATGTTGCAAATATCGGCGGTAAGATTGGCGTTACTGTTCAAGCATACGATACCAATATTGTTAGCGATGCAACATATCAATCAACTGAAAACGATTTCACAAATACACTAAAGACAAAATTAGACACCGTGGCACAAAGCGCTAATAATTATTCTTTGCCGTCAAGTGTTGTTCACGATACTGAGAGTGGAGCGTTACACGCTACTGATGCGCTAAGGATTTCTGGTCATACAGTCAGTCTTTATAAGGGCAATGGTACAAGCGAATCTGTTACGATCCCCGATAACAATACCACTTATTCGGTTGGTAACGGTGGCTTGACACAAAACAACCTTACAAACGCTTTAAAAAGTAATTACGATGCTGCGCATAACTGGTACACCACTATGACAACGTCTGATGGTGATTCTGTAATTAATACAGTAACTGAAATTGTGGCAGCATTTCAAAATCACGCTGAGGGTTTAAATCTTATCACTGAGTTAGATGCGAAGCTAACAGCAGCCTCTACCATTGATGGCGGTACGTTCTAACTATGGCTAATACAATTAAGCTAAAACGCAACTCAACAGCAGGAGTGGTTCCCTCAACACTGGCAGATGGTGAATTAGCTGTAAACACTGCCGATGTGAAATTGTATATCAAAAATTCAACAGGTGCGATAGTTGAGATATTAGGCTCATCAACCAGTAATCCTATTCTCGCTTTTGTTTCGTCTGCTGGAACAATTGATAATATTGTGGGTAACTCCACTACAACAATGCCGTTCTATACAGCAGCAGGAACATTGGACAACATACCAATTTCTAGTAATCAATTTCCATTTTATAAAAATGATGGTACGCAAGATAATATAGGAGTTTAACAATGGCAAATAGAATACCAGTCAAAGCAATTTATACAGGCAGTGATGCAACCGCTTTGGGCGAATACATATCAACAGATAAGATTGATTCAACCTATTTAAACACCGGCACAACCGCTAACAAGTTAGTGCAGTTAGACGGTAGTGCGAAATTACCTGCGGTTGATGGTAGTAATTTAACCAACTTACCATCAAATAAGTATATTCAAGTAATTGCAGTAGAGAAAGCCACTGCGTTAGTCGATGGTGCTGATATTATTGGGACTATTGAGATACCTTTTGCAGGAACTCTAACCAATCTAAGGGCCAAGACCACAACAGGCACTTGCACAGTTACATTCAATAAAGGTGGGACAAGCGTTGGTATAGTAAATGCAATCACTACAGGTGTAAATACAACAGTTAATTCGGCTATAACTGTTTATGATGATATGACTTTTGATGTATCTTCGGCAAGTGGCACAGGACTTACTATAATATTAACAGTGGAGTTATAAAATGACTATACATTGGATAGATTATTCAGCATTGTCTAACGGAAGTGGAACTTACACATCACCTTATAATGGCAGTACACAAATATCAGGTTCTACAACTACCGGTGATGAGATAAGAATTAAATCACATTCACTAGCAAATTTAACTGATTTTACTTTTACAGCAACATTTACTACAACAAGTTCAAATTACAGCATACCTTATTTAGAAGTTTCAGATGCTTCATTATTTACGGTAGGTGATATTTGTATGTATGACACTCACAAAACTTGTTTTAGGGTTAAGTCGCTCGATACATCTTCATCACCAAATCGAATTTATACTGGTGCGGACTTTTCTTATCGACCTGTTCACGCTTGGAATGTAAGCGGAGGCACTTTCCGTAGAATTGACCCACAATATTATCCTAATGACCATCATTTTTATTTAAAGTTTGCGTCTTATACAAACTCCAATTCTTGTGAAGTGAGTGATGGTTGGTATAGTGAAACTGCAAGAGTAACCGATAAATCACATATGACTATCATCGCCCCTCATCAAACATCCACTTCTAATAGGTATTTATATGTACTTTATCTAGGTCATAACTCTACTATTAATCTTACAAATACTTGTTGTGTGTCGCAATGGGACAAGGATTTTCAAGTTAAAGATGTTTTTAAACAAATGAATAATACCACGATGAATTTTCACGCTTTATGGGGTGGCAGATGGAATGGTGGTTTTTATAGTAGTTACTCTTCATTTGGTTCAAACAACACTTTAATTGCTGATTATATGACTACATATTATGGATTCTCAGGCAGTGGCGGTTGGCCAGGAGTAGGCAATACACTTCAAGTAAACAATCACACACAGTACAACTCGTATATGAACACTAGAGATAATCCGGGTGCTAATACTTATATTCAAGGTTATGTTATCACCCGCACTAATGGTGGTACTCTTTTGGACTACGCTTATAGCGCAGATTGGGATTATCAGTTTAATGGTCGCATAGAAAGCGCAAATAATAGCTCTATGACATCGCTAGTTTTTGGTGCAAAATCTGTAACACTTGGCTTGGGTTTTGGGGCAAGTTACGGTCATTATAATGTCACCCATACTGAGCAAGCGACTCTAACTTATTGTATTTATTCAAATCAAATCAATAATATTGATAACGACTTAACCACTCCACCACCCATTATTAATAACTC